TCGCTCCTATTATTACTGTGTCACCATCATTGGAAATAGAAACAGAAAATCCAAACTTATCACCACTCTGTAGATCACTCGATACTATCTTCTGTTGTTGCGACCAAGTTGTTCCCGATTTAGTAAAAATGTAAGCGGCACCTTTGTTGCTCTCTTGTTCTGCGCCTACAACTATTGTGTTACCATCACCAGAAATATCTAGGCTCCGTCCAAAATAGTCAGTACCTACTGTATCACTACCTGTTAACTTCTGTAGCTGAGTCCAAGTCGTCCCAGAACGAGTAAAAACGTAGGCAGAGCCTCCGCTTGTATAATAAGAACCTACTACTGCCGTATTTCCGTCATTAGAAATAGCAACATATTCACCAAAATAATCAGTAGTACCTGCATCACTAGCCTTTATTTTCTGTTGCTGAGACCAGCTTGTACCAGAACGAGTAAAGACATAGGCAGCACCTTCATGTGTGTTAACAGAGCTTTCAAGATTCGCCCCTACTATCACCGTGTCTCCATCATCATCCAAGGCAACAGATTTTCCAAAAGCCCACCCCCCTGAATCACTTTTATATATGTGGGCTTGCTCGGTACTGTTTGCCCAACTTGTGAATGATAGAGTAAAGTCTGCAACCGAAGTCGCTGCATTGATGTTATCAGATACAGTAAAGGTTATACTGAAAGTCGTGGCATTGGATGAATGAGGTGTAATAGTAAACACATTCTCATTTGCGCCCGTGCCTTGCGTAACAGTAGTGCCGTTTAAGCTCCCTGTTGTTACACTATGAGTATATGTTAAATCTGTGCCTTCATCTGCATCAGACGCCGTAACAGTAATAACAGTGTTGGTGCCTCCCTCTAAATCAAAAGGGCTAGTATTGCTGGACGCATCAGCTACACTTGAAATAGTTGGCGTGGTGTTGATAACTGCAATTCTATACCAGCCGTTACCGTTGTTTTGATACAGCGAAGTGTTAGAACTAACGTAGGCTAGATCACCCGCCGAAGGGCTGGATGCATTAAGCAAGTAAGTAGCATTTGCGGGAGTCCCATCTGTACCAGAGAGACCTGTGTAGACTGTGACCCCAGAGCCACTAGAGGCATCTGCGAACTCCAGAGAGCTACCGTTAGAGGCTACTTGTAATACCTGCCCCGCTGACCCCAAGGAGCTTGGCGTATCAGTTAAATCAGTTAGGGTTGAGGCAGCTTCTGCCAGCGCTCCATGTTCGACCACTTCAATCTTATCGCCTGTGACGGGGGCCGCATTGGTTAGGTCTATGCTGGTTCCATTGGTAGCCGTGCAATCGGTGCCAACTAATAATTTAACGCCGTTGAGAAATACGGCGACTTTATTAGCAGTATAATCTGTGGTGAGTATCTTCGAGGACGTATTATATTCTGATGAGGTGCCGACAGTGAATATATTAGAAGAATACTGAGAAGCAAAAGGCGCACCGTATTCCACGATTGTAACAATGTCAGATGCGGCACAAGCTGAACCAAGCACCACAGACGTACCGTTTGTTGCAGTAAAATCAGACGCTGCAAGTTTGGAACCATTGAGGAATACTTGAATATTTCCCGCCGTGTAGGCTGGTAAAGCGGGACTAGAGGATGCATTAAAAGTGGTTGTCGATGTGCCAGTGTACTCTGTTTGCCTAATAGGATCAGACAGAGTGGAGCCACTGCCACCACCACTACTTGCTGGGGGAGTGTAGCTAAACACACCTGACGTGTTGTCATAGGTTAGAGTGCCAGAACCAGATGCGGTATTTTGGGTAACAGACAGGTCGGTAAGAGCTATACCGCCGCCGCCAGAGGCTGCTTCCCACGTCATGCCGCCAGTGTTACCAGAACGGGCCGTAAGCACATAACCGTCTGTCGGGCTGTTACTTACTTTGAGGTTGGCTTCATCAACTACGTTATCGGAAATGACCGTTGCGCCATCGCCTGTAGAGGTTACCTCGCCGCTATGGTTGGGGTGTGTGTAACTGGTGATCTCACTGGCATTTGCAAGGTTGATCCAGTTACCACCGTGAGCGAAGACCATGCGACCAATGCCGTGGACATGGGCAATCATGCCGTGGTTATCACTGGCGCTGGGTAAGTCAGAAGTAGCCGAGTAGACGTGTACGGTCTGCAAATCAGCAGCGGTTGGCGCAATGAAAAGCGTCGAGCTACCAGACAGGTTTATACGGTTATTGGAATTAGACGAGGCAGATACGTTGGCGTCTGAGCGGCCTGTCAGAGTATCGGGAGAACCTGTGGCGTAGGTGCCTAGTCCAATCTCAAAATTAGAGCCATCCTCAATAACGTAACGGACGGAATCTCCGTTGGAGAGACCGCCCTCAGAAAGTGTTTGGAAGCCACTGACCGCCGACCCCAGAGTTAAGGTCGTAGCGGTGCTGCCCGTTGTCGAGCAAGTGACTTTTATTCGATCACCAAAAAGTGCCATTGAGAAACCTTAGTCTAAGGCTATAGAGATGGAGCCAGCGGGGAAGCGCAGAGTATCGCCATTGTTGATGGTTTTGGTGGCATCTAAAGCGCCAATGAAGAACGGACGACGTTGCTCTACGGCGGCCAAATTATTACCACTCGTCCCAATACTTACGCTACTGCCAACAGGGTACTTGGCGTAGCGGTTGTGAGAAATTGCGTTGGTGTCAGTATCACCGCCCGCAAAAATGGCAAAGTGAGTGATGTCACCCCAGTTCGCAGAGGCTTCTGGGAACTCTACAGCAGTGCTATTTGTGATGGTCGTAGTGCCACTAGACGTGGATGCCGAATTAAATTGGATGCGAGGGCGGTAAGAGTACCCATTATTAACATAGCTAGTTTTGCTTGAGTCATTACCGCTGGCGTATCCCGGTTCTTGTGAACCTGCGTCATCCTCATTATTCCCAGTGCCGCTGCCGCCAAACGCTGAAGTCGAAACGCCCATATAGAACTGTTTATTAACCGCACTATTGTCCCAAAAAGTCCAACCAGTTTGAAAACCATTTAGGCCCATAAGATTGGTCAAATTTTCCTTGCCGTTGTTAAAACCATTAAAGGTATTAGTGTTAAGAGCATTCGGTTGAGTTATATCAAAATCACCCGACGCAATCCTAAACTGATCCCCAATATTCGTAGTTACAGCCGCACTAAATGACCCAATCATTAAAGGCTTTTGACCATCGCTGGCATCGATGCTCGAGGAACTTGTCCCATTCGACGGGAGTGAGTCTTCAAACAAAGCCCAGTAAGCAATATTGCCCCAATTACTTGAAGTGGCTTGGGAAAAATTTATTGCCGAGGCATTTGTAGCGCCATCAGTAGTGTCTTCGAAATTATTATATACATTGACCCGACTATAGCCGTTGCCGTTGTAGTTAGTGCCAGATGTTCCCGGTTCTTTTGCCAACGCTTGTGAAGCCGTATCCGACTCCGAAAACGCTGTTGTCGAGATACCCAAATAGAGTGACGTGAGTTTGGTCATCTCAGTCACTCCAAAGATGTGATCCAGCAGCTTTCGCTCCATAAAATCGGTGAGAATAGCCATCTGGCGCTCCTAATTAGTCGATGTTGATGTCCAGATCACCAGCAGGGATGCGGAAGATGTCCCCAGACGAGATCGACTTGTCTGTAGTGAGTTGCGCATGTGCAATCATATCGGACGCTGTACCGCCAGTAGCTGCTGGCATAATCATAACCGCTACCACATCGCTGCCGTAAGAGGCCGTGGCTTCTGGAAATTCGATTGCAGCAGAGTTGGACGCATTGTTACCAGAAACCGTGAAAGTCACGGACTGACGGGCGTATGCTGTTCCAGAGGTCGATACTTCGGTTCCGAGCGCTGAGTCCGTGGGATCACTGGTGCATAATGCCACAAACCAGTTTGTAGGGCGAGTAACGCTATCGGTGGTTAAAAGATATTTGAGAGTGTGGGTCTCAAAACTATCGGAAAGTGACATGAGATTCTCCTCAGATTGTCATTGAAAATGAGGAGACACTGACGCTATCCCCTACGACTAGATTGATATTGGAAAGGGTGAGGTCACCACCACCACCCGTTCCTGAGACAGTGCCAGAGAACACTTCATTCCCCGCCTTGTCGAAAACTTTAAAAGTAGAAGCCAACCCTGTGTTGATAGAATTATCTCTAGTTACAGGATTGGCTAAAACTGTCCCCGCGTTGGCAGAACCAAATGCAGGGTTTGATAAAGGCAATGTACCCAATTCGTTGTTGCTGGCGTCGAATATCTGAATATTTGCAGTGCCGCTGCCAACGTCGATTAGATCGACTATTGCATCTAGTGCGGCGTTCTTTGCAACTGTTGCGAGAGTAATAGCCATTGCCTAAATCAGCTTTTTATTAAGCTAAGTTATACTGAGCCGTAAACAGAGCTTCGGGGCGTAGGATTTTACGTCCGTATAGGTTAAGTCCACGCACGATGTCGCGGAAGGTCGATGGTGAGCGGAAAGTCTCAACTTTGTTGATCTGTTGAGCCATAGCCGCTGAACTTGAGTGACCCGCCAATACAATCCCGAAGTTTTCGCGAGACCCTGCTGATGCTGTTGTTCCACCACCTGTTCCGAAGAAAGGTAGGTTGTTTGAAACGTAGATAGTCATGCCGCGAATTTGCTGTGGCATACGACCATTGCGAAGTTCATCACCACCACCGAAATCGGCGTTAATGAGTTTTGATGAGGAATCCATCAACACTTCTTTAAACACGGGGTCAATTACCATCCAGCGCCCGTCACTATCGACGTTAGCCTCATCCATCTTACGCATGATGCGGTTCATGATAGCGAGAGGGCTAGTGATAGCACCTGTACCACCATCCGCTGCGATTGGGATAGATGTTGTTGCAAGCGTATCGGCATCAGTTGTACCTGAGAGGTTTGTCCCGCCAAAGTCTGTGATGTCGAGCTTATTTGCCGCTAACAGTTCGTCCGAACCTGCTGACGTGTCTGCTTTAGTACCATTAACTGTAGAGTTAACAACCCATGCAGTATCACCAGAGTTACGTGCATAACCAGACATGTACCCCATAACCTCACGGTCTAGAGAGTCACGCAGTTTGTAACCTGCGCGGTCTGATGCAAGGTCCATCCAGTTGATGTGAGTCAGACTTGCTTCCAAATCATCTAGGCCAAACGCAAAATAGTTACTTTTGTCGATGACCATTGAAAATTCGGTATCAGTGATGTCTTGCTCATCAACCTTTGTACCACGCTCATATGCAGTGATTGTGATATCTGGCTCTTTGATCACCTTGATCGTATCGCCGAAGTTACTAATCTCACCCCAATAATCGGTGTTAACGATATCTTCGACTGTAGAGCTTTTGCGAAAGGCAAGCTGTACAGCTTTTGAGAAGATAGTTGGGGAGAAGTTACCTGAGTTGAGGTTCGTATAGTTAGAACCAGTATAAGATGTGGCGGCAAGCGCCTTTGCATATGCCATTTCAATATACTCCTATATGGCAAGTGGGCCAGAAGGTCGTAAAAGTGGCGCTTCGATCACACGGGTAGCCCTTATGGGGGCCGTGCAAGCGGTAGACTTTTCTTCTGAATTTTGAGGAAGGTTAGGTAAAAGGGTGGACCTTAGTTAGGTGGCCTTTATTACCTATTATTATAGCACATTTTGTGCTGAAAGTAAACTACCTAGCTGCGCCAGAAAGATCGTAGACGATCTCACCTTTGCGCTGTTGCTCTTGGATAGCTTCCTTATTTTTTTCAAATTCCGCATCGCTCATTGCTGCAATCTGGGACTCTGAAAAAGCAGTACCGCCCCGCGTTGGTGGAGCAGAATTAGTTGTACGTGTGACCGCCTGTGCGGCGGTTTTCGTTGCATTCTTTTTAGCCGTGCGAATGCCCATATCAGACTTGTAGAGGTCTAGGCTTCGGGCGGCTGCCATTGCATCTGTTGTGTTTTTATACAGACTGTCTTGGATATTCTGTGGTTGTGTTGCCACCCAATCGTGGAACTTTGGGTCTTGTCTGATTTGCCCAAAGTCGGGGTGCAGCCTCTGTAACGTGGTCTCAGCGTCCTTCTTAGAAAGCTTTGTTTCAAGGCTCTTCAGACGTTTCTCGCCTTCCCGTAGGCCTTCCATCGCTTCAGCGGCACGTTTTTGCGCAATGGTATCTATGATCTTAGAAACTTCTGGATATTTCTCTGACCATTCATTGATTTCTTCATCAGTTTTTGGGAAGCGGATTTGTTTTTTAGTAGCTGCTTCCAGTTGCTCTTGCAGCTTTGCAAGTGCGTCTTGATGTTGCCTTTCTTTAGCAGCCATAAACTGGCGTATTTCACCATAGCGCTGCTTAAAAGTTTTCTCTTCATCTGACATGCCAGCCTCTTGCACTTCTTCTTGCTGGGCGGCTTGTTCTGCTAACATCTGCTCCGAATAGGAGCGCTCATCTAAAACTTCTTGCCTTTGATACCTTGCCATTGATTTTCACTTTCTAGGGGCCACACGTTCTCCCGTGCGGGTGGCCTAGGTTGATTAATACGCCATGACGGCGACTTTGCGCTGGGCCACCGACCCAAACGGTTTGGCATAGGGGGTTTCCATTTCCTCTATGTCCAAATCTTCTTCCTCTACGTCCATTCCGTCAGCCAGTTCGATTTCTGTGCCTTCTGGTGTTTCGTAGGTTTCTTCGTCTTCGGCTGCACGATCCGCTGCTTGAACCTCGGCGTCCTCAATATCTTCGCCATCGGATTCCGCTTCTTCGCCTTCTTCATTGGGGTCTACCTCTTGGATAAGGCCCATGGAGTGCATCATCATAAGTCCAGCTTCAGCTTCGTCTTGCATATCCATGATATGCTTCAAGCCATGCCAACGAACTACGTTTGCGGGGAGTACATACTCGCCTTCGGAGATCATCACTTCGATGTCGTCCATTGTCTCTGCGCGGGTAGTGCCAATCGGTCCCATCATACCTTCGCCGCAACTACAGTCACTGCCATAGCCACAGGTACAAGCCATCCCGCCATGAGCCATCTCAACAACTTCATCATTGTCCATGGCCCGTTGAACAGCCTCGCCTCTTTTGCGTTCATAAGTAGAAAGCTTTCCATCCTTATCTAAGTCAGCCTTCTTGTCGTCTAGCTGGAAGCCTTTTTCTGCCATATCCATGCCTTCTTTTGTTGTGATGCCTTTACGGGCAGTTGCTAGGCCACCCAGTGCAAAGGTTGGTGATTTTTCATCTCTGGGATTTATGCGAAACATTGCGTCATCCGCAGATGCTTTCTTTACGTCACGCGCCAAGACAAGTGGGCCTACTTGAATAACCTCTGCCGCCTCAACAACGGGTTCGCCCGTAGTCTTGTCGTAAAAGTAGGAATGGCGAAACGGGTTCATACCCACCTGTGTCCACTCAGGATCATTCATGTATTTTTGTGCTAATGCATGAACTTCTTCGGGGTTTTTATTTTCCCAACTACCAAAAATACGAGCAATGGTTGTTTTATCTTTGCCAGAAGCAATATTTACCGCTGCTTTTGGTACTGTGCCAAAGCTAACGTCATTTAAAACGGCGGTTTGTGCGTATCCAATGGATGCCCCATTGAGTTTCCCTTTTGCGCCATCATGCAGCGACACAACCCAAGTGTCATATTGCTCATATGCTGGAATATCTAATCTAGAAGCTACATAGGTGCCGTCTTCAACGCCCTTATTAACACCTATTATTCCTTTACGAACCTTATCGCTATTTAATGCAGAGGCTATTTCTTCCAGTGTGGGTAGGGGCGGTACTGAGGCAAGTGGGACAATAGGTTGAAAACCTTCCACCAATTCACGGTACTCAGCAGAAGTAATTTCACCATTTTTAAGTGCAGTTGCAGCGTCTTGTATTTGGGGGATGCGCTGTTGCCGTTGATTTACTTTATTGAGACCCCGCCATTCCTCGCGAGTACCCTCATCTAGACCCAAGGTCTGCAAGGCATCTGTATCAGCATCTTTAGTTAATATGCTCATATCTGATGTTTTTTCGGGCGAAAATAAATTTTCACCAAAAGACCCAGCGGCTGACGGATCATTAGCATCAACTATTTTATCAGATTCACGGAGCTTTCTTGCGCCAGCTTTAAGCGTTTTACCTGCCATATCTCCAATGACAGGGACGATGCCCATAGCTGTTGCCATAGCATTCACACCAGCGCCAACATAATCACCTTCATTGAATGCTTGTACTGTCTCTACACCGCCCTTTATATCACCAACTACAGGCGTGAAATCAGCAGCAGTGTTTAATAATGTGGGTATTGCCGCTTTAACTCTTGGGCCAAAGTAGGTTTTTTCCTTCTCATCAGGGGCAAGTAGTCCCTCATCCATTATTCTGCTCCCTTCAGTACTTCGTCGCGCAAAGTACGGAACCTTTTAAGCTCGGCTATGCGGCCCTGTAGCTTATTAACTGTGTCCATGTCTGTGGCTGTTTCGAGGTTACTCCTCGCCGCCTCAATTCGGGCATCGGCGTACTTAAGTAGGAGGTCCATGCAGTCCTTTTGGTTCACCATCCAGACTAACTCACGATAGTCTTCTCTGTTCACTGAATTGGGCCTCTAGGAGCTTCCTGTGGTGCGGTTTGCTGCCCACCGTTGTTACCCCCACCAGAACCAGTGAACCCAGCCTCATTGGGCTGCCTAACCTCTCCAGCGTTGATGTTACCGCCACCTGTACCAGTGGGGTCACTTGGGCTAGGGGGACCGCCCTCTGGGGGCTGTTGAGGCGGGGCTTGCTGTGGCATGGCTGCTTGAATTTCAGCCATCATCTTAGCCTGTATGATTGCCTCGCGGGGGTCATTGAGAATCTTCTCTTCATCAAGGTCCATCGATGCGGCAAGCTCTCTTAGGATGTAATCATACTTAACCATTGGAGCCAGCATCTGGTTACCCGCTGACATTTGCATAAACTGAAGCAAACGCTGTGAGCGTACCTCATTACGCATGAGGCTTTCTGTACCTTGCGCGATTACGGAAAGATCACCATTTGCGTAGTCTTCCTCAAAATCAAACTGCATGTTGAAACTGAATAGAGACTTACCCAGAGGCGCTAAGAGATAGTCATCGATGTTCCGTACCACAGACTTAATCATCTGTTGGGCGGCACCCATTAGCATGGACATACCCGCCGCTGTACGCCCTGTGGACATGATGCCCGACATACCGTGTGCGTAAGAGGGGATACCTGTACTTTCATCCGCAAGCTGGCGTGACTTATCAAACATCATAAATAGTTCGTTGGAGATGTTAGGAGCCTTCGTACCAAACAGGGATTGACCGGGCGCACCACCGCTTCTGCGTATTATCTTACCGGGATATATTTCAAGGTCTTGACCCGGGGTAAGATAGGTTTCATCCACCTCAAATATGATGTTTCCTGACAGTGCAGCATTGTCTACAGCCATACGCATGAAGCCGTTCATAAGCAGCGTAGAGTCGGACATGTTCTCAACCACACCTACGCCAAACATGCTGTAGGGATTAAGTTCAAAAGGCACACAATGGTAAGGAATACGCACGGGAGTAAACGGGTTAATAACCATGCGAAGGATTTGATCATTACAAACCCAGACATTTACTTGTAGCTGGTCTTTATCCTCGAACTCGTCGGGGATTTCCAAATCTGCTTCTTCAGCAACTTCCCGATCTACAATGCCCCAGTACTCCAAAACTTCATATCGCTGGACCTCTGAAAGGTTCGTGTCCTCAATAGTCTCTTCCCAATATTCCTTCGTGTAAGACGGGCCGTAATCAATTGCTATTTCGATGGACTCATCTCTAAAGTGGGGGCGCTTTTTAAGCTGACGTAATTGCGTCTTACTCATCCTGTGGCGCTGTACAACGTACTCTGCCTCGGACATATTGCGCCCATCTGGATCGGGGTAAAAATCCCAGATGCTCACGTATTCTACCTTGGGGATGGTTCTAAAAGTGGGATTATATTCCCCTTCTTTACTCCACCCCGCGTATTCCTTATCAAAAGCAAACGGCCCTTTGAGTACCCCTGTACCGAACAGCGCCATCTCAAAGACCATGGAGCGGAGATGCTTACTAGCTTCAGTTTCTTCCAACTGATCGTGCATCTTACGTTCCATCATCCGCGCAGCTACTTTCGCTGGCTCGAAATTAATCGCAGATGGACTGTCAGAAGTGCCACTCTCTAGTTCTTCATGAACAGGCTGGAGCTTCTCTTTTAATGCGCCCAGTTCTTTTTCAATTTCGGGGCGTCTAATGGTGCGCGGTACTTCAAACTCTATTTGCGCTTTTTCTTCAACTTTTTCTTCGGTAATCGCATTGGGATCATAATTAACGGCGTCAGCAACTTTCTGAGGATACTTCTGAGTTGCAATACCAATCGGGAATTTGCTCCCCGCGAAGAGGACATCAGTGACCATGCCATACGCAGCCAAGCACTTCGTCTTAGCAATCTTAATAAAAGCCTGACTCTTCTCCGTGGACGTGAATTGGACATGCTCATCATACTCACCACGGTAATCGCGAAACGCAGAAAGCCACCTATCTTCTTCATTGAAACGCGCATCCTTCGCTCTCTTGAATTGTGAGTTTACGTAGGAAACCAAGTTCTGATATTCGAGGTTTTCTTCTACGACATCACCATCTTCTTCCAGCCTGATTACTGTATCCGTATCGACAGCTACTTCTGGTTCGTTATCTGGTTTGTCCATTAGGGCCATATTAGTATCCAAATCTTATGTCGGCTGGGCGGTAACGCTGTTCAGGTTTGTTGTCTGCCATATCGAAAAGACTGAAGGCTTTCGGGCGGCTCATAATCCCGTATCGGACGCTATCGTAACAGTGATCGTTTGGGGCGCGGGGGTCTATGTCGTCGGTCCCTTTGGGGTCCGTTGGTAGCAGCGGAAGCTCCGCAATAATCTGACGACATGTTTCAAAAAATATAATACCGGGTTTTTCTGTAACAGGATCAACCTTAAGCAATTCATGCATTCGGTTGGCTCCGCTAATCCTTGCCCCTGCTGTTCGATCACTTGGACGCCAGCGACATCCCGCCATGATCATTTCCTCGGCTATGCTGGGGCCAATCTGCCCCCGCTTATGCCAACAAGAACTGTCGAGAACGCCGTAGTCCACCTTGTCATTCTCTTCACGTTCTACGTTCAATATAGCTTGTGCTAAGTCTCTTCCTGTGTGCTTACTGACGTAGAGTTCTCTATAGACGTAGAGGGTCTCGTAGCTTGGGTCGATTGCGAACCAGTGGACCGCACTCCAGCTAGAGTATCCATAGTCACAGCTACGAAATCTGCGCCAATCAGGGGGGATGTCGAAGGGTTCACAAGTGTGCGTAGAAGTTCGAAACTCTGAAAACTTGGCCCCCTCTGCGATACTCCAATCCCCCTCAAGTAACTGGCGGCGTTGGTGTTCTGGAAGGGACAAGAGGTTGGCTTCATACTGCCCGTCTTCTGCTAGGTAAGGATTGTCGTACAATTTAGCGGGGATAAACCGCCTTTGAAAAAGTGCCTGTCCCGCTTTGGGGTGGCTCTCAGGGTATGTTAGAACCTCACCTGTATCTATGTCGGTTGCATCAAAGGCCCGTCCCGCTGGCGCTGGGTCAATGAACATACGCTTCACCCAACTATGTCCACTGCTGCCCGGGTTGGTTGTGGCCCTCATAAAGATGGGAAGGTCGGGGTCTGTGGTTCTAAGCCTTGAGCGCAAATAATTGAAGACGAAGGGGGTGGGGTGTTGGGTCAACTCATCGAAGGCTATGTAACTAAACGCCTGTCCCTGATATCTCAGTACATCCTCATCTCTATCCACGTAGGTAAACCAGAGTTTAGCCCCGCTGGGGAAGACCCACTGTGACTTACGCTCTTGCCACTTCGCTCCCTTGTAAGCCTTGGGGTAAAGCTCATGAGACTTCCAGATAAGCTCCCTAAGTTCGTCTGTGGTTCTCCGTAGGATTAGGCCCGTAAAATTCTTATTCCCGAAGTACCGCATAGGGTCTGCCAGTAGAGCATAGCTCTTTCCGCTACCCGCACTCCCGCCATAAAGAACCTCTCTCTCAGAGGCGGCTAGGAACTCTGTCTGTGGCCCCTTGTTGGGCTTAAAGATGACTTCAGCCTCTTTAGGGGCCGCATCAAAATCCAGACTGTCTGTAACGGGCGTCCCAAGGGCTTCAGCCGTATCTTCGGTTTTGTTTGTACCCTCCAAAGATTGCAGTTTTTTTTTCTGCATCGCCACGACGCGCTTGGCGTCAGAGGCTTTCCTTTTAATTGCAGCCTTCTTCTTCTCTAAGGCCGTCTTGGGTGCAAACTTCTTAACCTGCTCCTTCTGGCGCTTTACTCTCTTAGCGCCTGTCGTCTCCCCACGGCGCTCTTTCCAGATGTTACAGATACCTTGGTGGCTGATCTTCTTACCCGTCATCTGGGTTAGCCAGCCAGCCGCCTCGCGGTAACTGCCCCCGCTATCAATGAAGTCTAAAGCTTCAATAACATACGGGGCTATATCCTCATCAGGGATGAGATGGAGAGGGTCTTCATCAGACGGCTTATAACCATACGCTATACGCTGGTACGGTACTGTTCGCCATTTATCGGGAAAATCAGTCTTGATCGACATTCTTAGGTGGGAGAATAAACACTGCGTCACCTGACGCTTTAACATCCAGTTGCTCTCTGCGAACGACTCCCGCTCGGTCTAAGACCTCTTTCGCAGCAGATACAACATTTCTAGCCCCCAGCGCGGATGGGTCATCAATGATGCCCACCAGCCCTAGAGCCGCCTTATGCGCATTCATAGCAAGAAGCGTGGTGGCACTATCAATAATCTCTTCCCTGATAGGGTTGATGATAGAGTGCAACCGCGTCCCCTTACTATAACCAGCAATATCCATCGCACGACGAATATTACCCTGCGCCTCTCCCCCCAAAGCATCAATTAATGCTTGCTGTTTTTCTGTTAGCTGTTTTGTCATCTCAAAAACACAAATGCGAGGCCTACGGCCCCCGTTGCAATCATCCAGAAAATACGCTCGGCAAAGGCTATCTTCTGGCCCCGCACAATCGCCTGACGTTCCATCTCGTCCAGACGATCATCCATCTTCTTCAGCATACCGCCCATGTCATCCATACGCTTGAAGACAGTGATTAAGCGCTCTTCCATTCGAGCCATCTCAACCATTGCATCTGCAAGCCTGTCCACTTTTTCCTCAATTCGGTCTAGACGGTCATCACTCATGTTACTTCTTCCAGTTCACTCGTTTGCTGGAAGTCTTACGCTTAGTCGCAGCCTTCCCCTTTTTGGATTTACACTGCGCCATAGTAGGCCTACACGCTGGATAAGACCCCCCACTTTTGCGGGACTTACGTCCACAGGGGCCACCTGTCTTACAGTTCACCCAGCCCTTTCCCTTGTTTCGGGAAAACCACTTTCTTAGGCCTTCACTTTTTTTTGCCACTTTTCTTCTTCCCACCGATATTATAATTCGCCGCGCCTACCTTGCGGCAGCGCACCATATGACCAGATCGATAAGCGGAAGTTTTTGGCATGGCCCTTTTTACTTTGTAATAACAGGCGTCACGCTTTGGTTTCTTTTTAGCTGGCATGAGATCACCACTTCTTACAGGACCAGTAACGGGCCGTGAATTTATCCTTCGCCGTGTCACACTTATGTCTTGCTCGAAAAGACTTACGGCGCTTGGGATTACTCTTCTTGATCTTCATATTTGGATCACCAAAACGAATGATCTTTTCTTTTCCGTCCTTACACGCCTTAACAACAAACTTCTTAGACCCACCCGAAGTGCGGCGGGGCTTGTTACAAGGCATCCTTTTCTTATCAACCCTGCTAGACATAGATATCCACCAACTGGCCCTCTTTTTCTCTACGCATACGCTCCCCCATACGGTTGTAACTGTCCTCTACCGCCCAGCGCTGCATCTGCTCATAAGACTGCCTCATTCGGGAGTGGGAGTATTCCTGTGCGGCTTCGTTGGGTGAGGGTGGGGCCACAGTACGAACGTCACGTTTAGAAGGTATGGGTGTTCCATTATGTGAAAAGTGTGGACCCATCGGATGTCCAAATATCGCATTCTCATGAACATTAAATGGCATGTTACCCATAGGTCGTATAGGACCAGTATAGCAATCCAAGAGCAGTTCCAAAGACCACCAAACCCGCTATCCCCCATTGAGCAAACCCCACCATACGAGCAATCGCACGTTCACGTTCTTCAGCTTCCTCTTTGCGCTTTTTGCGCATTTTCGCCTCGTAGGCGATAAAGTCATCCCAGCTAAAATTGGCGTATAAACGCACGATGCTTTCAAGTTCTTTGCGCTGTTCTTTAATTTCATTAAGGGCGACAAACTCTTCAAAATCATCCGCTGATTTGCCAGCAACCTTTGTCCAAATATTCTTCTTCTTACGAGCGCCTCTGGCCTTGAGGTCTTCCTCTGCGCCAAGCATGCTGGAGAGAGAACCAAGGGCAGTCGAAATATCCTTACCGTTTAAAACTGTCTGCTTTATTACGGCAAACCCCGCGTTAAAAGCGGCAAGCTCTGCCAGCATAATCTCCCCCCTAGACTATGTTTAGATAGACTGCCCCATGATCTGATAGCACTTAAAACGGGTGTAGATATTCTTAAGGTCCATTCCCTCTACGTCTGCCGCTATGCGGGAAGCACACTGCTCTAAAGTCGGGAATGAGGTATCTGTCCTCACCAGTACATCACATGTCCGTACATCCACGGGAGATGCACACATGAGGATCAAACCAATCCACATTACTTCTTCTTCTTAGCCATTCCCCC